CGTGGTGAGGATGTTCGCCGTTTCCCCGTCCGTTCATTTGGTATTCGCCCATCATGGGATGCGGGTGACGCATACGAATACGACCGACGCAACAACCGAACACCCTATCAACGAATACACAACAATGGCAATCACCTTGTCAATTTGAAGGGACTCACCAATGCGGCTGATACAGCATTGAGTATATCAGCAACTCTACCAAGATTTGGCGGTCGTTTAAACAACACTAATAATAATGATACAAACACTTTGGTTGATGTATTCATGCCTTCAAACGCACAGCGTGTAGGTGACATGGGTAACGGTAGAGGTATTCGATACCCAACGCAGTTTAACGAAGATATACTCACGGCATTGAGTGAGCCTATTCATACAACAGGACTTGTTCTCTCTCATCACACCGCCGAGCCTATACTTAACGATGGCTTTATTCGTGCAAGAAACGATGTACTGCAAAACACAGAAGTGCCTCGTGGTATCAGTTCACGATTAGAGATTGCAGAAGACGGACTACTCAAGCCCGAAGCAGTAGTAAGTGACCGTATGGAAAATATAGTTGGCGACTCGCCGCATAAAGATGCAGTAAGCCGCAGTAGTCCTCGTATCGGTCTTGACACCGAGAACCTACAAGGCGTTGACACTAATCAAATCATCATCAACACCGAGGCGCACAGCCTACACACTGACCGCAATGTAGGACAGCGTGTTATACTTCAAGGTGGTATGCAAACTGGTTCTCAAACAATAGGTAACTACGACCTTACTGCACTTGACTTTGGAGGGCAACCGCAAGGTGGTGCGGTGCGTATGAGTCATACCTCAAACTTCAACCCGCTTGGTGGTACTTACCTTGCTGAAACCCGTAATTTCCTTTCACCTATTGATGATACCAATTGGGGTGGCATACCATCTTCGGGTATGGCGTTGTGGCTCAAAGCCGATAGTCTTGATTTGGCTGATGGGGCGGTTGTCACCTCATGGAAAGATGTGAGTGGTAATGGTCATGAGTTTACACAAGGTGATGCCAACGCACAACCGTCTTATACGGCAAGTGATAGCGATTTCAACAACATGCCTTTGGTGGCGTGTGATGGTAACGATGTTTTGGCAGCACCATTCAGTGCATTGTTAAACACAAATGAAATAACATTGTTTGTTATAGCGGCAGTTACTACTGATAATAACAACTACAACGGAGTTGTGGAAAGTAGGGCTACTGTTCCTAATGTACAAGGTTTCAATATTTATGGGAACATGAGTGGTTCAAGTAATAGATGGGAATTTTGGTACGGGAAAGGTCCTAATTTCGGGGCAGTAACGGCTAGCACTGACACAGTTACAGTAGGACAACCTTCTATAATTACAGCGCAAATTATAGGCGGTGATGGTAATGGTGCTACCGCAACACAGACAATAAGGGTAGACGGTGTGTTAGAGGCTACAAAAAATGAAGCCTTCTACAAAACAACATCGAGTATTTACGGTGTAGGAAGAGTACCCTCTTCGTTTTATCTCAACGGTCAAATTGCTGAAATCATTCAATACAACCGTGTGTTGTCCACAACTGAATTACAACAAGTAGAGGGTTATCTTAGTGAAAAATATAGTATTACTGCGCCGTCTGCTTGGAAATCAAGTAATCCATATCAAACCGATATTAACGGACATGTCCGTACAAATGTAATTGATAAAACAATTACATACATGATGCGCCCTGTTCGTTTGTTAGACAAGCAACATATCGAGATGTTCCGTTCTAACCTTAATTTACATTCGTCGGCCCCGCAATACGGTAGTAATTATTTCAATGCTACTGCCGGTGGTAAGTATGGTTTATATCTGTATAATGTCGATAACGGTAAAGCATCTGTAGGTTCGTATATTCGTGCTACGAATCCCGATACAAACCCACCTTATGTGCCAGCGTATTACATGGATATTAGCGCAAGTGATACCGTACCTATGAGTAAAGGTCCAAAAATTATCGGAACGGCTGACAGCGGCTTTGATAGTAGTAAAATTGACAATGAAGTTACTCGTGTAATTATCAGTGAGAATACTTTAGAACACTATCGTTCCGATGCATCACGCCGCCGTACATCTGTAGAAAACGACGAGACTGTTGTTCGTAAGGATTACAGTGTACAACCACGGTTCAGTCAAGCCTTGCATCCAAAAGGACATAAAGGGGATGTCTCCTACAACTCAACAGACCACAGTGGTGATGGCGCATGATTGAATACGACTTTTGTAATTGTTGTACACCAATGGAAAATGCATTCGCCTTAATGAAGGCTAAGAAGGAAAAACCATTTCACGGTTACAATCCAAACAAGCACAGTCCAAAGGGTGGACTGAACGCTAAGGGTCGTGCCGCCGCCAAGCGTAAGAGTGGCGCAAATCTCAAACCCCCTGTGACAACTAAGCCAAGTAAACTCAAGCCCGGCTCAAAGAAGGCCAAGCGTCGTAAATCATTCTGCGCTCGTATGAGTGGTATGAAAGGCGCAACGAGTAAGAAAGGTAAATTGACACCGAAAGGGGCTTCTCTTAAACGGTGGAACTGCTGATGGCTGTCATAAAGAACACAGTTGTTGGTCGGTTTAGTACTGACATGCCCGCAGTGATGGACCATGTGCGTAAGCCGGTGTTCGTTGACAATGCCGTTCATCATGCAAAGGTGGACACGAGTACAGGCGTACAAGCGAAAGTTACCATTGAAAATAGTAACGCATCTACTTTTCAAGTCATGCCCGAAACTCGCTATCAAATTGTTGAGGGTGAGTCGTCAATTCAAATCACACATAAAGAAACACCGGGGCATAGTAGTACCGCAGTACCCTTTTTGGGTGACAATGTATTGAGTTCAACTAACAAACCCATGCTTGTTTACAACGCCGACAACCCCGCCCAACGGCTATCTATCTCAACACTTGAATCCAGCACTGTCGGTATTCTAATGAATCTACAAAACATGAAAGGTAAAACACTTAACGACCTTGGTTTCTTTGAGCGTGAAGTTAAGTTAGGTCAGCCGATTGATGTCGGGTTGCGTACAACTGACATGGCTATTCGATTGGGTCAACAAGCAACTACCAGTATGAACAGTTTCAACATTGGTCGCAGTATGAGTTCTGCAAACAACAACAATGGTCGCAGACTACATTCTAATCGTTTCCTCGGTCAAGACTTTACAAATGTCAATTTGATGACCGCACTACGGTTTATCGGTCGGCATGACAGCCGCATGATATTGATTGATAGATTCGGTAATATGCTGTATGTACCGATTACATTTAGCGAAGCCACTCGTAGCGTTGATGCCAACATCCGTTTCGGCTCTAAACGAACTGACCCTGTTGATAACACACCAAACCGTGTTACTGTACAAGGTCAACCAATGGCATTGAATGACTTGGTTATTGTTACTGTTGATGACACTGAAAGGCAAAGCGGTAACAACGGCGAGATACGAGAAGAACCAGCACCAGTCGTAGATATGACGGTACGCTCAACCAATGGTGCGAGAAGAGTCGCTCGTCAAATACTGCGAGGTAATACACTTACAGCGGGTGCTATCAGTAGTAGCGGTCATCCCGGTATCACCGACATGCGACCGGGTATGACAATTGAGTATGACGGTCAAACTCGTGTGATAACAGAAGCAAAACATATGCCGATAGTAGGCACTACTGACATTACTTTACTTAACATCGAGTCGGGTATAGAAGGTGTACTGCAAGGCATTAGTGAAGGTGCAACCGCTGTTTCCGGTGGAGAAGCACCTCTTACATATGTACAAATTGTCGAAGAAAACTTGTCAATGTTCGGTAAAATAGAGTTGCGTATCACTTCTCAATTAACCGAGCGAGGTGTACATAACACCGCATTCATTATCGGAGGGGTTAAAGGCACGAAGACAAGAGGCAAGATTGGTGGCGAAGGGTTGCCAATAGGTGCGAATAAGACCGAGATTAGGAGATATTGACATGCCTGTATCAAATCACATACGCCGTTTGCTCTTACAAACCATTGCTGATACTATCAACGAAGTAGTGGTAGGTTTCGACGGAACACCGGCTACTGCGGAGGATGGTGCGGCAGGTCGCCCTGCTATCGTTCTCACGCCAACAGTGACGATTATTGACGACACTGCCCTTCTTGTTGAGGCATCAATGAGTATTGATAATGCGTTCAATGATAGCATTCGTGAGGTGTACATACAGAATCGTAGCACCTCCGACTTCACACCTGTCGCTCGTTATACGACAAAACCAATTATCAAAACATCGGCAAATGAAATTAACATT